CGCGGTCGAGCTTTTCAACTTCTGCGGATTTTTCCGCAACAACTCCGCTGGCTTCACCCAACTCTTCTTCAAACGTCTTGCCCCGACGCCCAAACTTAGAAGCAATAGCGAACGCCAAGCCAGCACGTTGCATAGCTTTGTTCTCGGGTGTTAGCTCTATACCCTTCATCAGGTCCTTGGTAGCTGTTTCTACCTCGTCTGGCCCCATGAACTCTTTGTAGCGCTTAAACCCTTCTTCCGAAGCCTGTATCCGTGCTTCAGGAGTTGCAAACGCTTTACTCGGATCCATAGCAGCCAGCTTAGACACATAGTCTGGCTGAGCTTGAACTTGTGCACCTTTAGCAAAAGCCACGATACCGCCACGCGCCATTCCTTCAGGCGCTTCTTCACGCTCACCTACTGCGGTGTTGCCAAACATAGACGGAGGTATCGGAGCCGCAGCAATACCCGAGTCAGCGGCGATCATCTCGTCCTTGATGGTAGTCTCAGGAATAGACTCGGCGAGAATACCGGCGTTGCGCATTCGAGCGTTTAGCGCCTGCTGTTCCTGCGCTAGTGCAAATGTAGTTGCGTCTTTAGTGTTTTCTTTAACGGCTTCAAGCTGCTCTTCCGACATGCCATCTAGCGCCGCACGTAGCCTATCGATGTCCATCGTATTAGGCACAGAACCTTGGGGCTGCGGAGCCGCATCAGCGATACCACCTTCTGCGTAGCGTTTAACTTCGCCACCTTCATTGAAGAACCCGCCCTTACCCAACTGCGAGAAACCATACGCACCAGCGCCTAGTTGTGCAGCCTGAGATGCAAATGAAGCGGGGGACTGATAAGTCTGGTAGCTTGATTGCGACAGCGGCACACCACGAAGAATGTCGGACAAGAATGATAGTTGCTGCTTCTCGTAGTTCTTCTCGTCCAAAAAGTCTTGGTAATCTTGCGAGAGAATTTGTTGTTGCCGTGCTTGCTGCTGCGCACCAGCTGCACCTTTTGCACGCATGGCGGCTTCTTCTTGACCAAACTGGGTTTGGCCTAATTGCCCCAACTGCCCCGCTGCCTGCAAGCCTAGACCTGCACCGCGTAGACCAAGATCAGCACCAAACTGCTGCGCCTGACGCGCCTGCTCAAACGCAGTCTGCATTCCTTTACCGTAGATGTCTGACTGGAGCTGCCCTAAGTTACGCAAACGCTCTGCGTCCATAAGCGCGGCACGAGACCCACCAAAAGCACCACTCTGAATAGCTCGGGACTGTTGTGCCAACCCCTCCATAGACGAGCGACGTGCCGCTTCCCGCATCTGTGGCTCAAGCGCCAACTGGGTATAAGGCGACATATATGCACTCATCGCCCCCGGCGACGTAGCTTGTTGAGCGTACTGCTGACCCGCTCCTAAACCTTGCTGCCCAGCGGTACCTGCAAATTGCGTACCCTGACCGATCTGCGCTGCCGGGCCAAGCTTACCCGCCGCTTCGAACGATTGTTGTTGTAGTGGTGTGAATTCAGCAACGCGATCATAACCGTAAGGTTTATACCCTTCTTTAGACAGCGCCTCCGCACGGCCTATCATCCGCTCAACGGTGGGCCTTGCATACTGAGGAATAGTTGTAGTGGTCTGAGTAGTGTTTGATGGTTGTCCACCGCCACCACCGCCCGGATACAGACGCCGTCCATCACCTGAATATCCGTTGAACTTATTCCTGATAATCATAATTTTGCTCCTACAACTCTATACTTTTCTACGAACCCGAATCGCTTCCATAACCTAGCTATTGACTCTCGCCCAGCGCCTTCGATGTAAGTCGCGCCAAATGCTTTAAGTAACGCAGTGAATTGCGCGTATGTTTCGGGGTTTGAAATTAACCTACCACCCATCGTGACGATAAAGGCAACCCGATCTTTTGGGCGGTTGTAAAACTGAACTGTCGCGGCACCGTGTATAACTTGGTCGTCGTCAATCGCAACTATGAGCGTCCAAGTGCCGTTTGTTACATATACTTTAGCGTGCTCTACGGTGTAGTCGTCTTGATACGCCAAAGCCGCCTCGATGAATTTCTCCACCTGAGGCCATAGTTGGTTGGTGTAGTTAACGTCTACGTGTTGTATCTTCATGCAGGCAGATGCTTATCTGCTTTACTGTTAACCGCTACTTTCTTTTTCCCGATGCTTTTCTTGCGTGTGTTCTGCACTCGCTCCATCATGGCGTAAAGCTTACGAGCACCGGCTTCGGTTGATCCGTTGCCCAACTCAGACACGATACGCGCTGGGATTACAAACTCGCCATCAGCAAGACGAGCAGGCTGGCGCTTGCCAATAACAGCAGGAATAGAATCCGAAACTCCATCACCCGGCCCCCTTAAGAGTCGCCCACCATCGGAATAGCCACCAAGATCGGACAAGCCGCCCATAGCAAATTTAGGCTCCCCGCTGTATGCGCCAACACCCGCATCGCTTGACGGGGCTAAAACATTAACCGCTTCAGGACGCTGCACCATCGGATTGCTATACATCGAGGTATTAATGCCCGCCATAGGGTAGCCGGTATTTGCACCCACGGCGTTCTGCGCAGCCATAGTCTCAATAGGGCCACCAACTGCATAAGCAGATGCAATGCCACCACCAGCTATCTTCTCTATCTCTTTTGCTCTAGGCGACGTTGCTGAGTAGGGTTCAAGCGGAGTGAACTCTGATCTGAAGTACCGTCGTTGGGCAGTACTACCCGGCTCTCTAGTATCTTCAAGTTCTGTACGTGTAAATTCGTACGGGCGGATCGTCCCTAAGTCTTCCGCAGGTGGCTTTTTTTCTTTCGGTTTTAGCGCCAAGTACGCAGCCCCTGCTGTTGCCATTGGGTGCTCTTTTATATAGTCACCTGCCGCATCCATACTTGGATTTTGGATCAGGTTGCCTAAGTTTGAGAGGAAGTTCTCGCCTTTGATGATGGGAGAACTTGGCGGCAACGGAGCAGCATTCGCAGATAAACCTTGTTTGCCCAGAGGGTAGCTCATATTAGCTGCGCCTTCTGTCATCGTTTTATAGTTTCGAATGTTTTCTACTAGGCCGGGTGTTTGTTGAGGAACTTGATTCGCAAGCTGGCTTGATACTGTTTGAGACGCTTTTACCATCTCAGGTGCCAGACTCCCCGCTTTTGTGCCAAGGTTGCCCATACCTACCGCTTGGTTAACAGCATTCCATGAAGCCGGGTTTGCCCCCGCTGAAGCCACCTTACTCAACCCAGAAGCAGCATTAGCAAAAGGAGTGGCGGCGTTAAACGCAGTGGGGATCGTAGTGCCCGCAGGTAGCCCACCCAGTGCAGGTGCGGCTTTAGCAAAGATACCCGGAGCTGCTGCGGCGGTTAGTCCTTTGGTCGCAAGTGTAGGTAGCGCAAGTGAAGGCCCAGCGGCAGCGGCGGCAGGCAATACAGAGGTCATACCCCCCAGTGCGTTTAGGCCAAGACCGCCAAGCAAGCCTGAGGTCGCAGTGCCTGTACCAAGAATAGACCCCGCAGTTAATCCAGTGGTAAGCGCCCCGGTAGTAGTCGCTGTAGTAGCGGCAGCGGCGGGAGCGGCGAGCAAAGCACCCATAATTTCACCTCATTGTCAATTGTAAGAAGTTTAGCACTTCAATGCGGTTATCGGCTAACTTCTTCCCAGTCCATAGACGCCAAAATTGTGGCGGAGTTGCTTGAAGCCGCAGCGATTATCGTCAACTCAAAAGGGGTTCCGGTCAGCCCATTACGTTCTAGCTGGTTAGCAAACAGGGCTTCCTTCAGAATATCAATTGTCGAAGAACCTTGATTCGACCCCTGCGTGTAGCCCGACGCCAAGACGCGTCCGGGGGTAAAAGACGTGCCAGTAATGTTGTACTCCACCCCCGAGTTCGTCCCGGCACTCACCCAAGTACCACCGGTTGTAGTCCCAGAAGCCACTAAACGCCATTCGTAGTTCACGTTGTTGGTTAGTGCCAAGATAGATAATGCTGTCAAAACAACAATAGCGTCTAATCTGGTGGTCTTTAGTCGGATAGAAACAAGTGGGTAAAAGGTTCCCGCAGTGGTCAGCGTTACCGGGGCTGTGATTGGTATACCAATCGCCTGTTGTAAGCCTGATAATGCAAAGCCGCCTTCTGAAATTACCGTCGAGCAAACCTGCTTTAGCGTACTGGCACTTGCCGTTGCCGCCGTGTTCTTCATCTCATAGCGCAAAGGCAGCGAGGCAGTAGTGATGTACGTGGTTGTGGTCAAGTTGGCATGGTTGAAGTTATGTGCCGGGACAAACACCCCATCAATAATGAATCCCATCCGCGCTGTACCCAATCCCAGCCACTCGATGTCCATGTAGAGAATCTGCGACTTGGATAAGTCAAGCGTAATCCCGGACGGCCCGTTGCCATCTAACGTGTCTTGGTTCCAATTAGCCTGCGCTATGCGGTCGTTTACTACAGCGCCTGTTACAGAGCTACGCTCCACAAAGTACGCACTTGTACCATCTCGCTCAATATAGAAGCCGTTAGCCGAACCGTAATAGCCAACGCGCTGACGCAGTCCAGCTTTAGCCGTACCCATGACAAAGGTACTCATTACCAGCAAACTCTTACCCGGCTGATACGCAAAAACTTTTATCGTCTCTCTTACTACCTCATCATTGTTTGCACTGCCTACCGTCAAATTCACCAAACCTTCATCTGCGCTGAACGTCGCAGCGGCGGTACCCGTGGTACTCGTAGACCATAGGTTGTTGTCTGAATAACGATGAGAGGAGTCAAACAGCGTAAACGGCTCACTTACCCGGACGCGTCCAAAGGCATCTAGGTTTGTCCCACCGATGGAGACAGGTATTGTTCCGCTAGTAGAGGCCATAAGCTGTGCGATAAAGTTGTCCAGCGTGTTAAAGTACTGACGCAGGATGTTGTTAAGAGTGTCGTGGTACCCCCGGTCGTACTCTACTGGCGCAAACGGTAACGTCGGCGCTCTTGTCCGAGTAAGTTGTATTGATTCAGTGACAACTACTTGTGTTGTCATTAACGTCTCCCGTCAGGCCGTACATCAAGTCTTGGCACACCCAACTGCCACTGCGTACCTAACGTGTCTGATTCAATTTTGAACGCCATCTGCCGACCACGGATTCTTGTATACACAATCTCGGTAAATTTCTGCACGTTGTATATCTGCTGACCTGCGTACGATTCTGTGGACTTAATGGTTGGGCTAGGTGATACGCCATAACCAGAGCCGGGGTTTTGTCGTGGGCGCACTACAAACTTGACGCTAGGCGTGTTTGGCGACGGTGTAGTAGACCCGTTAAACGTAATGTCGGGCAACATGCGCCACACAAACCCGTAGTTATGCCCATCTTCAATATCAAAATCAGAAGACTGAATGTAAGCACTGATAGGGCTTGGTGGGTTAGTGCTGCCGTCGTCAACCGCCGCTTCGTGATAAACCAATAGATTGGTCGAAGTTGCAGCCAACGGGAATTCACGTAATGGACTATCAAGCCAAGCTGTTCTACTCAATGTGCCGTAATACCAAACACGGTCAAGGTAGTTGAAGATCACATAGCGGTCAATGACGTTTGAGTTCTTGGAGCAGTAGAACCACCAGATT